ATCCTATCTTTAGGTAGTTCCAGGATCTGCTTCCTAGCTTCTATTATTTGCTCTACTTTATCTATCTTTTTCATCATGTTCATTGGCATCTTCTTCAGGTAAGGTTTTAACATTACAGACCGGGCAAACGTATTCATCTGATAGATCGGGTCTATTAACTATAGTTGAACATACTGGGCAATAAGTTTGGTTCATTTGAATTTCTTTTCTACTTGTCTTAGGTAAAACCTTGTTTCTTCCAGTTCCATTTCATGTATTCTATGTATTTTAACAACGTCATATATTTTATCAGTCACCCATTTATTTATATTTTTATCTTTATGAATAGGCTGACCATTAGCCATAGAAGCCCTCATTTCTAGTAAATGTATGTGATGATCATGCATCTTAATTATTTCATTGGGATTTTTTATTAGGTTATCTAACCAAACAACCATAGACCTCAAACCATGAGTTATATCATTATAGTAAGTTTGATTCATAACAGCATCTCCAACTGGTCCTGGTCATTTACCTGGTAGTCTTTATCTGTAATGAAGCCAGCTAGTTCGTTAGCTCTTAATCTATTATATAAGCTCATGTCTTTCCCCTTCACTTTAGCCATTAACTCTTCGTATTTATCATCCATTTCCTTCTGTTGTTCGGCTGTCATTCCATTATCAAACTTCATTAATGACTGTTCCAGGATACAAAGCTTCGACCATCTTCTTCTTTAACCGATACATTGGAGTTTTGAATCCTTTAACGTCTTCTACAACGTAGTAGCTAATCTGACCTTGTGGACCTATTTCATCTACCAGGAGATACTCAAAGTCTGCTTTATAGGTACAAACCTTCTTACCATTAATGATACAATCGAACTTAGGCTGTAGCTTTAAGTCCTGGATTATCCCGACATCTAATCTAGTTTTAAGATATAAATATCTTTCAGATTCCTTGATGCTATCAAACATGATGCCGTCTACCTCGGTCTTGATTGCCCGGTATTTGCTTTTACCAAAGTTAATCTTTGTCATTTTTGCTACCCACCATTTTATCTAATGCCTGGGCTATTTCATAATCTTTAACTAATAGCTTCTCACTAAATATGTTGTCATCAGATATTGAGCCAGGCTGTCTACGTCTAAGAGCTTCTCTTAAAATGCTCTCAGTTAACCCGGCCATTGACCATCTTTCCTTCTTAGCTTGATACTTTAACATATCGTAACATTCTCTTGTTAACCTTAAATAAAGTGGTACTATTTCATGTTCCATTGGCTTCTCATACAAAATTAAATTAATTATTTTACGTCTAGGTCTTGTATAATATATCGTAGTGATATATATGTATAGTGAACATATGTTGAATGTTTGTAGAACGTAACAGCGATAGGGGGCAAACTCATGAGTGAAATTAAAGTAGGTGACAAAGTTTTTACAAACACAATGTCATTACAGCCATTAAGTGAAAGTCAAATCGTCAGATACGAAACTTATCGATGCAATGTAACTAATAAGATTATTAAGCAAGGTGTAAGCAAAACTGGTCATTCCGATGTAATGGTAAGATCATGGGATGAAAGTCCTGATTGGGTTGTAGTTAAGATTACACCGAAAAGAATTGGTGTCTTGCATAAAAACGGCATGGACAGAACACCTACATTTTTAGCATATCATTTTGTAAAAAAAGAAGGAGCAAACTAATGAAACTAGCCTTCATAATCATTCCACATGAAACAAAGCTGGGCAGTATGAAAAAACTGCTCAGTAACACTATTGATAAGTTTTATATCGAGTTTGGTGGATGCACACATTATCCGGTTACCGGCATATGGAAAGGTCATTTAGATGGTCTTCCATGTGAAAAGATCGAGGTGGCTATTGAGGATGCAGATACATTTAAATTTTTAAATTATGCATTGAACGTAGCTAATAAAGCTGGTCTTGAAGAGATTATGATTCAGCGACCTGGTGGAGAAATAGAATTTATAAAGGGAGCAAACTAATGGCAGTCAAAACGACAGCCGGTAAAGAACATAACGGCACATACTTTGCCTACGTCAGGGTATCAACTGATGACCAGGATGTAGCAAGGCAAGAAATGGAGATCCTTAAATGGCTTAATGGTGGTAATCATTCGGTTGTCTGGTTTAAAGAAGAGGGTGTCTCAGGTAAAATTGCCCCAGAACACAGGCCAAAGCTTAATGAATGCATTGAGACAGCCAAAGCAATGAAGGGAACTATTATTGTAGCTGACCTGGACAGATTTAGCCGTACTACCTGGCACAGTTTAAAATTCTTTGAGACTATTTTAAAGAAAAATGCTGTCAAATTAGTTGTCTGCAATGATCCAACCATCTCTGAAAACAAGCAGAACTTCTATATGAAGGCCATGTTTGCTGACTTTGAAAGGGATAAGATCTCTGAGAGAACTAAGTCAGGCCTTGAACGCATTAAAAATGAACTGAGAGAGAAGGGCAGTATTATTTCATCTAATGGCAGACGTATTACAAAGCTTGGCATACATGACGAAATGGACAAGGCCAGAGCTTCAGCATCAGTAGCCATTAAAACTATAGCTGATAACTTTGCTGAGAAAATAAGACCTACTATCGAAAAAAGAATGAAATCTGGAGATACATATAATGAAATAGCCCAGGAACTCAATGACTTAGGTGTAGCAACGGCAAGAGGTGGCAATTGGCACGCATCATCAGTAAGAAATATCGCTAAAAGATTGGAAAGAAAATAATGAATAGCATTAAAGATTGTTAAATTTTTTTTTATGTGGTCAATTACTGAACATCAAGAGATCAAATATTGATAGAAATGAGAAAATTAATGAAACATAACAAGTGCAATAAAAAAGATCCTGATCCAGTTAAAGATGACTTGATAGGGCATAACCAGCCACCGGGGCATCAAGTGCCTGACTTCGATTATAAAAGAGAAGACAAGTATTTTGATGATATGCCGGTTGGTGCGATTATGAAAAAACGCATAAAAGAAACCGGAGAATTTACTGGTAAACAACTAAAAGATGGGCATGTGTTCCCGACATTAACCGGGCCACAAAAAGAAAAGATTGCTCGATTGCTTTTGGATGGTAAGGAGTATTTAAGATATAAAGATATTAACGTGGCTGTTCGGATGACAATACCATTAGTTGATATTAAAATGATTAAATCGACTTCGGTTCATCTACGAGCTTTATCTAAAGTTTTAAACAGCATTGCTAAAGATACTGAGAAATCAAAATTTGAAAGAGTTCTGAAAGCTCAAAGGGCAATTGTAAGCACGAATGGGGATATAAAATGGAAGCATGGATTATGGGAAATGTTAGGGATAAATTCACTAAGATGACTTATACAAAATGTAAATCAACTTGTATTTCTGAACCAAAGATCAATGACTTAGGATTGTCAGATCAACACATGCCATGTGTTTTAACTGAACCAACTAGGTCTTGTATAATATTATTTAAAAGAGAGGAAAATAACAATGCAGATACACCAACACTTTAAGAAAGACCTTTTTTCAAATTTCGATTATTGTCGTATAATATATAGAATGACAGACCCAGAAACCCCTGTTTTTGAGTATGCCCTTCTAGGTTTTGTAATTATTACCAAGCTATTATTCTATGTATTGCTTACTTCTGTGGCTTTATTTACAATCTACTACACATTTCATGTTGCATGTCTAATTGAAGATGCTTGCTTTGTTCTTAACTATGGAGTGAACCTATGAAATGGTCTAATGATGCAGAAGAAATAGGAGCTTCTAAAGTAGGGGCTATAGTTATGGGTGAGACACCTTTTCAAATTAACGAAACAGTCAGGCAAATAGTGTTAAATGCCAAAGCTGGTGTTACGGCTATCGATGATGGATTGTATAAAGACGCAAGAGATCGTGGCAATTATTTAGAACCAGCCCTAACAGAATGGGCTTCTGATAAACTAGATAATCTCTGCCCGGTTAATGTAATTTGTAATTACACTCCACCGACTGATGCCCATCGCAAACCGGATGTGAGATTGTGTGCTTCTCTCGATGGTATACTTGAGGTTGTAGGTGGTGAGCTTACTATTCCAAATCCTCAAGGTGGTGACATAACTGTTACAGGCTTCGGTGCTTTAGAAATAAAAACTGATGGCTGGGATGATGGGCCACCAAGGGCTGATCAAGTTATTCAATTACAAACTCAAATGTTTTGTGCTGATTTTACATGGGGAGTTATTGCCAAGCTTGGTCCTAAATTAAAGTTTGAACTTTATCCTTATGTTCGGAATGAAAAGCTGATCAATATTATTATAGAAAAGGTTAATGACTTTTGGGATCGTGTTGATAATGATAAGCCATACCCACCAATTGATAATGGGAAGCCGGATACTATTCCATTAGATTATTTAGAAACTAAGGATGACGTTATTCAAATCATTACTGACTACAATAAATGTAAGTCTGAGGAGAAATCTTGGAAGCTTCAAAAAGAACAATGCCAGGAAGCTTTGGAGCTAGTGCTTGATGAGGTTGATGCCGAGTATGCAACCATAGGTAATTATAAAATTAGTCATCCTATAGTTAAACGCAAAGCACAGCCTGAAAAAATAATCCCGGCCAAACCACCCACAGAACATAGACGTTTTACAATTGAGGAGATCAAATAATGAATACATTAAAAACAAATTTAATACCAACTGACATAGATCAGGCAATGAAGATATCAGAAATGTTTGCTAAGTCAGACATAGTTCCTGAAGGATACCGGAATAAACCAGCTAATATATTTTTGGCTGTGTCTGCCGGTGCATCATTAGGACTAGCACCTTTCCAAGCTATGCAGAACATTGCTGTTATCAATGGTAAGCCTTCAATATGGGGCGATGCCTTACTAGCTATGGTTAGGAATGATAAGAGGTGTTTATCAGTAAAAGAAAATGTAGAAGGTGAGGGAGAAAATAGAAAAGCTACTTGTAAAGTATCCCGGCTGTCTAACGATGGTACTACTGAAGAAATAAGTTCTAGCTTTACAATGCTTCAAGCAAAACAAGCTGGTTTATTAAACAGGCCACCTTGGCGATCCTATCCAGATCGTATGCTTCAGATGAGGGCTAGGGGCTTTGCTTTGCGTGATGCCTTCGCTGATGTTATCGGTGGATTAATTACCAGCGAGGAAGCCCAGGACTATCCTGTTAAACAAATAGCTATACAAGACCAAAAGGGGTCACCTAAGTTTGATAAAGATGCTCGATCTGTTGATGATATAGTAAAAGAGTTAACCCCCCCTGAAGAGCCTAAAATTGAGATTAAATGGGTATTAACTATTCCAGGTAAAAAACCTCTCCAAGTTAAAAATAAAAATGATTTTGTTTTAGAGTACAAATATTACATGGATTTAATTGACCGAACTAAAATGTGGGATTTCCAAACTAAGCAAAAAAAATATGCTGAACTTAAAACTAATAACATGGAGATGTTAGAGCAACTAAGGGAAGCTGACTTCGGTTTAATAGAAGAAATAGAAATGGATGAAGGGAGATTGTTCGATGCAGAAGATGCCATTAACTCCTAAACAGCTTAAAGTTTTACAGTTTTTAAAAGCTTTTTATAATGAGAATGAATTTATGCCTAGTTACCGAGAGATCGCTGAAAACTTTGATCTTAAATCAACCAACTCAGTCTTTGATTATTTAAACCGATTAGATCAAAAAGGTTATATCAAAAGATTTAAGGTGGGAAGGTATGGTGGTACTAGAGCATTAGAACTAATCTCTGATTAACCCTCTACGATAGCCCCTAGTTCGATCATAAGTTAACAGATCTTTCCGGGGGCTAATTGCTGAACTACAATGTATCCAGCCACTATTAGTCTGGCCTGGTTTATAGCACTCCAATATCAATTGATCGAATGTTAAGTTCTCTTGAATCCATAAAGCCAAATCATAATTATCAATCCCAGCCACTTCAAAATCAGATGCCATACCATGACCATGTTGGCTGGTTGCCTTAGATCCTATAGCTTCACATAAAGCCACAGACCTATAACCACTAGATACAATAAATGATCCAAACTGATTGCGAATTGGCTGTAAAATATTTTCAGCTAAATGCCCTAGATTATATATAGCATCTGCGTTGGGAATATTATCTATACCTTTGCGTTCTGCTGTCTGACTTTTGGTTAACTCATCAAGAGTAAAGTTAGTAGATAGATTCATTAATAAACCTCTTATAAAATATTAATTTGATTACATTTTGTATTCTGACATATCACCCATTGTGCTTTGCATATGGAAACGTGTTGCGTGGTTGCTTTTATAGAAAACGTTATTGTCTTCTTTTTCAGCCCTTGGATCATCATGGAAAACCAATTCTTCCGGGGCCGGTGTAGTAGGTTTCTTTTTAAAACTTCTGTAGATTTTCTTCACTTCCGAATGAGCTTGAGAATAACCAATTTTGCAATCATCACAGAGCTTTGCAAAAGGCCGAATGTAAATAACTTCCTTCATAGATGTTCCACAGTCAGCACATTTGTTATGAGCTTTTCTAGTTATTGGTCTTGGCATTATTTCCTCCTTTTAGATTTAATTGAATTGACATGTTTGTTCCAAAAAAAATTGGCAATAGAATTGAAGAAATCAAAAAGTATCATATAAAATTTTGTCATCGTTGCTGTTTCTCCCTCACTTTTTTAACATGCTTAACGTAAAAATATCTTTCGATAGATCCAAATATTCTTGATAACTTCAACCAAAACCAAATCATTTAGTTAATCCTTTTTGCTTTTCGTATGTCCTGAGTGTCCCCAATCCAAGCATACCCATTAAAACAGTCATGAGTGAACCCATATCAAAAGTTGGCAATTCTGGAATAGCTACATTTAAATAAGCACATACAAATATAGTCACAGGTGCCAGGACAAAATGCCAACATAGGGCAATACCACATGTCCAACCAATAAAGGGTCGCCAACCAGCAACGAATATAGATTTGTGAGTAGCTTCTGCCTTGTTTATTTCTATCTGACCTTTAGCTAATTCATTGGCATGGTTCTCTGCCATAGTGGCCACCTCATGTGCCAACTTATTCTTCATGTCTTTATCTTCTATAAACTTTCCAAGAAGATTAGATACTGGTCCTATTAAAGCTGTGAGCATTTGCATTCCTTCCCTTTAAACCGGCTATCTATCCAAACTTTGCCATAATAAAGTATAAATAACCAAAGTGTGAATAACGCACCTTCTAAATAGCTTAGATCATTCCAAGCATCTAACACCATATTCTCCATATTCTGCTTCTCCTTAATAGATTTGTATTTTTGTTGAATCAACTTCTGGCACTAACTTACAAAAGCATTCATAGGTCTTCTCTTGTCTATTCTTCATGATGGTTTGCCCATGTAAAACATTCTTAAATGACATACAAGTGTTAGCATTTTCAAAATGTAAGCCCCCTTCTGGTGTGCCAGATAAATAGCAAACTAATAAAAATGCAGGTTTCATTTCTTACTCATCCAGGCAGTCGTACCCATATAGGCTCCAACTATTCCTGCTCCACTTAAATAAAACAAATTGCTAATATCAGCTAATGCCTTAACTCTTTCAATATCAATAAGAAACATGGCTAATGTAAAAGCACCCATAGCGATCAAAGTTGCTCTTGCCATTCTTAATTGTGCAAGTTGTTTTCTTAATAAGGTTTCAGTTTCCTTCATTACTTTAGCATTTTCTAATTCTTCATCAGTAACAATCCCATCACCATCTAAATCATATTCGTTATACTTGCTGTCATTTTGTAAGGTTTTTTTCATTTAGCAATACTTCTTAAACTTTCCATTACAGAATCAATTGTGGGAACTTTTGAGTTCTTATTGACCACACATTTGTACTGCTTCGGACAGCCAATCCTTATATCTGTAAATTCTAATTCATATGTTTTGTTTGCTCCAACGTAAATACAAGCCATTTTATCTTTATAAACTTTCTTCGTCTTTAGTCGACATGTGGTGTAAGTAGGCTCAACTGTTATTCCTTGCCACAATTTTTGTTGCTGAGTCCAACCTTTTGCATAGGCCTTAAAATAAAAAATAAATATTAGAATAAGAACAGCCATCAGACAAAACGCAATTCCAATAGTTTGTAAGGTATCTATAAATTCTTTTTGTTGTTGTCTAGCTTCTACTCTTTCCAATCGACTTGCTTCTTTTGCTTCTGCTATTCTGTTGGCTCTTTCAGTAATTATCTCATCCCATGCAGTTGGTCCAAATCTAAGATTAATTATATTTTTTAGCTCTTGTCTCTGTTCTTCTAATAATTTTTTATCAATAAAACTTTCTGCTGTTGATTCAATCGAGCCAAACTGTTGAGCAAGAGATAAACCCTTGCCTTGTTTTTTATTCATTTGAGATTCACCAGTAAAGAAGCCATCAATCTGTTGGGCTATGTCTTTAATATCTTTTGCTGTGCTAATATTTTCTTTGATAAATGAAACTGATTTTTGAACAAGGGCAATGCCAGTAAGTATTTCCATCACTACCATGTTGGCTACCTCAACAGCAAACCTATGAGCATTACAATCATAGTTCCTGCCGTAGCCAACATGATTGATTCTTGTCTTTTAACTCTACTTAATAATTCTATAAATCTATTATCTGACACAGCAATGTGTTTTTCTAACGTTACATGAATTTCTTGTATTGTAGGCTTGGCCATTTAGCTTTTCCAGTATGTTCTACCAGTTTTAATAACTGCATTAATACGAGTTAAGTCTTTATCTTTGTATTTATCATCTAGTATCTCTACTTCGAGTGACATGATAATCCCACCAGCACAG